TACTTTAATATGTTCGTTTTCAAAAAGCCAACCAATGGTGGCACGGTGCGCACTCTCGAACATCTCAACCCTCTGGTCTTTAGATAACGATTTTCCTTGGTCGAGTTCCGAATGGCATCCAAAACAGAGGGCGGCAATTCTATAGTCCGAACACTTAAGTCCCCTACCTTTACCGTCGCGAAGCTGATTACTGTGCGCCGCAACAATCGTGCCGTTTTGTATTCCACAATTTTGGCAAGGAGATTCTCGTACAATTTCTAATAGCCTTTTATTTCGATACATCAATCATTTTTCTAATATGTTCACCAGCTACATCCATAGGTGTATGGCTATCAAAATCTACAACATAATTTTTAGCTATATGCCAGCCATTGGAATCATCTCTCATTAGTTTTCCGTCGTCCATTAAAGCTTTAGTATGGGCGCCAATAGAAGCTCTACTTAAACCTACATTAATATCAATTGAGAGGACTCCGGGGTTCTTGGCTATGTACTGCAGTATTAAGGCTCGTTTGTCCATTTTGAAAAAAGTGATATGACCCGTCTGGTAAAATTTCGTATTCAGGCATTTGCATACCTGCCGCTTTCAAAGCTAGTATAACCTCTTCTATTTCATCGTTTGTCATATCCCTACCCTTGCTCGTTTAGCGGGCTTTGCAACAAAATCAGTTGCGGGATAAGACCTCATATCCCCATCAGACCACTGTATAAATATACGATTTCCACCCGCACTCCAACATCCAAGTACAGATCTGCCATCTGGCAAATAGGAATAAGCAACAAAAGTATTAGGCATTGACTTACATGGCAAATCTAGTAAGGCTATACCTCCTCCACCCCCATTAGGTATTTCGGATATTATTCCTGCGCTTACGCTTAGGGACAATGGTAGTAATACCGCCATTAACAACATTCTCATTTTGCAGCTCCTCTATAAGTGCATCTGCTAACTCCACCGCTTTTTTTGGGCTTTCAATACCATTAGATATTAATCCATTCATGGTAAAACAAGATGCTAAAAACCGCATATATTGCTGATCTTTATCCATGTTTCCACTCCTTAAACTCATCGTTTAATTGGTTGAGTTTGTTTTGGGCATTAGCATCTGCCTTAAGTTGGGCGCGGGACTCTAATCCAAGGTATTCACAAAGCGCTTCTGCGGCAGTTTCTTCAGATGTTTCAAACACCATAGAACGCTCATAGAGGAACTCTTGGAACTTCTTGTCCCTACACATCATCCCAGCCAATTTAACCGCCCAAGCGCCCTCATAGTCTTTCCTAGAGTGCGGTGTTTCATCATCCGCTAAACGAACCATAACAACCATGTATCTGGCGCCCACAAAATCCCTTAAAATCTCATCTGGAATCTCGTCGGGGTGAATCGCCAAAGTCAATACATGGCCGTCCTTGGTCTGCTTGAGGGCTACTTTCTTACCTTCAAACTGGCTGGTTTCCATACGTCCTTTCAAACGTGATAATTAGTTGCTTTTCAAGATATTTAATAACGCCTTTTAGTTCTAACATTTCAATTAATAACTGATCTCTTTCAGCTTCTAAGTCTTGGTTTTCGCACATCTCTTTAGCCAAAGCTTCCTGAAGTTGTTTGCATAACTTTTCCCAATCTACGGGCATAGGAAGCTCTTCGTAAATGCCGTTAAAAAACTTTTTACTTTCTTTGCTAACATATTTTTTCATTCCCACGGATCTTTCTCCTGAGATTTGGAAGCAGGTGCAGCATCGGACTTTACATAAGTATCTATAGCTAAAGAAACACCTTTCTTGCCAGATGCAAATGTTTTTTTCCAGCCAGAAAGCTTAATCTCAACTAAGGATTCGCCCTTATCCATAAGCTGTTTTAGATAGTCACGCTCAATCTTAATGTAACCATTCATGTCTGGAAACTTTTCAGACTTTTTGTCTTCAGTTAAAAATAGCGTGCCTTTGTTTGGGTATTCCATTTATTACTCCTTAGTAAGTGATTTTTTAGTTGCGGTAAAGTTTGCCATCATATCTGAATAAAACTTCTCATCCATCTCTTTGGCTTTGTCAAACGATGTGCGGTTAACCTTAAATAGATTAGCCACATCATCTACGCTAGTTGCTAGCTGTAATAGTGAGTCACACCCCGTTTTGAGGGATGTCAACCAAGCCTCTCCCTCGCCTGTTGGCTTAAGAGTCCACTCTCCTGGTAACTTTGCTGATACTTTTTCAGATGGAAATAAAGCTGATTTTGATGCAGTACTTAAATCCTCTATAACTATCTTTGCTTCATTCGGTGCGGCGTTTATGGTAATAGACTTTGTAACTGGCTTTGTTTCTACCATAGTTACGTCATTCCCTAATTCAGGCGGGATGTCTTCACCGTTGTAAATATACAAGCCAATTCCGTGGAGAGCAATCGCCTTAGCCAATGCCCTTTGCATCGCCGTGTTCACAGCGAAAGAGTCGGGTTCAGAAATGGGTTTGTTCCGATAATCCATAACAGGCAGTTGTGCAGTGCGAGCTATGTCGTTAGCGACTACGGTACAAAACACCATTACTGTCCCATTACCCCAACGCTGGAACTCTGGATAGAACCAATGTGCCTTTGGGTCAGCCAGTAGTAGCTGGTCAACCGCCCATGCCCAAGATAGATAAGTAAGACCATTCTTCTTTTCTGTGTACTTCGATACATCAATACTGCGTAGTTCCTTGTATTCCATCATAGTCCTCTTTTAATTTCCTCAATGTTTCTACTTCTTTTAACTTCTGTGCATAGTGGATTACTTTATCAATATCCTGTAACCCACCCTTATCCCGCCACCTTGTTATGTATTTAACAATGTTCCCCTCAAGGTAGCCGAGTTCATTAGCAACTATATAATCCCAAGGCTGGATTGCATTCTTTGAATAATGATCTCCACCAACTTGAAAGTTATTAGCCGTCATTTTTTACTACCTTGTTAGCTGGGTGCAATAACCATTTCTTACCTAGGCTTTTCTTAGCTTTAGCCATAGCAGCCTCATTACGCTTGCGCATATCTGCTATCTCCTCGTCAGTCATAAGCCCATAATAAATGGTTTCTTTTGCTGGTTGCCAATCTTTTTCGCCACCCCAAAGTTCTTTTTTAAGATATTTGTATACTTTATTAAACATATTTCCTCCTAAATTTTATTTTTAATACTGCCGTTATCATTTAAAAAAATCAATCCATCATCAGTTTCAACAGAAATTTCTGGATGACAATTGCATTCCTTGCCCTTGTTAATTTTGCACCAACTGTCGTGTGCAACCTGTGGCATTAATAGACCACCTTTAATTGTGCCTTTTTCCAACGCCAACATGATTGTTTCCATGTAATTGCTCATATTATTTATCCCTTTTTAAATAACTTTGATACTGATCACACCATTTATTGACAGAACAATACTCATCACAACGTGTGCGCTCGCCCTGCCTTATTTCTAATGCATATCCAGTTCCTGCTTTTAATAATGCTTCTTCGGCTTCTTGTAAATCCGCATGAACCGATTTTGCTCTTGCTCCACCCTCTTTTTTTACTGCATAACTTGTTGGCTTTTCCCACATATCAACCGGAGTACACAATGGCAGCTCCTCTCCAGCATCTGTAGAAAACTGACCCTCCGAATGAGCATGAATACGACCACGAATAAACTTAAGTCTTTCCTCAAACGGCCAGAGCTTTATATCTAAAACAATGCCTCTGGCTGGTGGATATCCCTCTTTAGATTTTGCATCTCGCTTGTTCCAATTATTAACAATGGCAACAATAGAAAGCTTTGTTACTGGTTTTTTAGCTACTTCCTCAACCAACCATGCATAAATATTAAGTTGCTGTTCCCACTCAACCTTTTCATTCATCACAGCCCAAACACCTACATTCTTCCAATCGCTAATCTCAATGCCATCTGGTGTAACTGTTTGCAGATCAATTGCGCCTGAAATATGCCAGCCATCAATTTCCGCATGAAGACGCTGCTCAATAATATGATTGTCTGCTTTACCTTGCTCGACCATGTAATGCATTGCGGTACCCCACATTGATGGGATTAAATCGGTTACATCAACCTCAACTTGGTCGTCATACTTTTTGCGCAACTGAACAATACGTGGGCTATTAAGCATTTCTGTTGCTGATAAATGAGCTTTACCTTTGGTGTATTTATCACGCCTTGCTAGGTTTACCAAAGTTTGTGGCATACCGTATTTATTGGTAACTATCATATCAAATCAATTCTTGTCATTGTATTTAATCCAAGCTTTCATGGAAATTGCATCAATAATTACATCATCAAGCTTATCAACTGCTTCTTTGCCATTCCTATTAAGCAACAGTTCCTGAACGCACCGCATTGACCTATTAATGTTTAACAACTTCTCTGAATAATCAATCATCTTATCTTCCATATGGGGTATATCCTTGTCTAGTTCCATCGCCGTCATAATAATTTCTTGCGCCACCAGGACTGATTGTTTCATAACCTTTGTAGGTTCCGCTATTATCGTAAACCCCATTACGCTGATTAAAATTCATGTCGCTATTTTTAAAGTTTAGCGGGCTGTTATCCCAATTGGCAGAACTATTATTCCAATTCATATCTGAATTTTTAAAGTTCATAGGACTGTTATCCCAGTTTGTTACTTGTGCCGATGCGATACCACTGTATAAACATACAGCTATTAATATTTTCCTCATAATTTACTCACTTAGTTGCCATCATCCATAAACCTACGTTAGCGCCCGCATAGCAGATGTAACAGATCAACATGGGTATGTTCCCTTTAAGACCTTGCTCCACCGCTATCCAAGCGTATATAAGGCCAGTTAAGATTATTAACCAGCCGCTCATACAGACCTCGGTAAAGTTCCGCTAAAGTTGTAAGAGCCTGTATGACTAAAGTTAGCCCAAGGCGCACAGAAAACCTTAAATCCAGCCATCCTTGAAATCTTGCAAAAGTGATAATCCTCAGACAATAAACGGTTAGATTCCTCGTCAATGCTAGTAGCAAAGAACTCCTTGATAATTTTAACCTTACGGACTACATCAACTGCGTGGTACATATCGTTGGTATAGCTAGGTACTTTATCGTTTAGCGTTTCAAAAACTTTGCGTTTAATTAGCATGAAGCCAGTTCCGCCGTTGGCAATCTCAATAGGTTCATTAACATTACCTGTTGTTTGGGTTTCTCCATGTGCTAAATTAAGTACAAATGCCCCAGTATGAAGGTGTAATTGTTCTGCTGGTACACCGGCTTTAACGGCCTCAGTTACTTGCAGCCAGTTAATTTCTTTCTTTGGGTAAAGGCCACAAATAATGTCTTTGTCTGCCGCAACCATACGAGGAATATCGGCTGGGTTAAAAGCAATATCCGCGTCAATAAACATAAGGTGGGTGGCATCCGTTTCCATAAAGTCATAAGCCATCGAGTTTCTGGCGCGGGTAATCAAGGACTCGTTCATCATAAAAGAGTAGTACATCTGGATACCGGCCTGTCCACATACGCCTACCATCTGCATAATCGCTGACGAATACATGCCTGTACACATACCGCCATACATAGGCGTGGCTACAAATAGCTTAGTCTGTTTTGGTGGCTTTTGTACTTGAATCATTGGTGCTAATTTGTTCTTCTTAAAGCTCATTTCTTTTTTCCTTTAGGTTTATCTTCATGCATTAAATCACTAACCAATAACTCAATGGCCTTGTTTGTTTCATTTAGTACATCCCGCACTAACCACAATGCCCCGCTATGCGGTTGGCTAGTTATATCATCAGCAATAAGCTCAAGAGCGTCTGCGGCGTTAGATATTCTGTTGTTTAACTCGTCAATCTTACAAGCTATTTCCCAGATCATTTCATTCTCCAAGGCAAGACTTTGTATGCATCTTTCATTAATTTGTTTCCTTCTGCAAACATCTTAAATAATCTTTCGGGCGCTCGGTAATTAACCGTAGCCTCTCCTGTGCATCCGAAGGCAGGCAAGGCTGTGCTGGCAGCTTTATAGAAAGGACGGTCTGCGCCCCATTGCCCATAAAAATTGTGCGCCACAGTAACCAAGAATTCGCGGCGAAAGCAATAACAATTAGTATCAACAAAATTGAGAGTACTATCGTAAAACGTCGGACAGCGACCAAGTGATTCGCAATCATCGTCACAAACATATTGTCCTGATTCATCACATATTCTCCTCAAGCTGTACGCCCACATTAAGTTTTTACTTTTAATCTTATTAATCATTGTTTCTACATGATTAGGCTCAAACCAATTATCTTCATCTAAGAACAGAATGTAATCAGCGTTTACCATTAGTGGCATAGCAGCATAAACTCGGTGACCATACCAACCGTTACCGCCTACGTTTTCATAAAGCGGCATCATATTTCCATTCCAATTAGGCGGTACTTGAATGTTGTTAATGGTTAAATTGTCTTGAGCCTTTGCACCATCTACCACAATTAAATGCTCGGTCTCTATCGTCTGATTAACAACACTTTCAATCGCTTTATTAACCGTACTTTTTCCAGTAGTGGGGGTGATTACCATAACTCTCATTTAATCTCCTAGCAACATCTTAATGTCAATGCCGCGTTCTTCAAGCGCCTTGCGGATTTTTTCAATGCCAGATCGTTCTGCGTCCAAAACTGCTTTGCGGTTAATGTTTAACACCTCGGCAACTTCGTCTTGACTCATGTTTAAATATTCTTTAGTTAATTGCATTTTTATTTATCCGCAAGTCCTAATCCATACGCTGCCTGATTTCTGCATTACACAGCCGTCAACCATTTGGTTCTGTTTATACGGTTCTACAGTTACCTTTTGGCAGTTGTTGCTACGCATACTAAACGCTAGAATCAAAGCAATAAAAAGTATGCCAAGACCAATGTTCTTATACATTATTAATCTCTCGTTCTTTAATCATCGCATCTGCTAGCTCATAAGCACGTTTAGCGGCAATCTCGTCCCACTTCTTTTCAGTTAAATCAAACTTCCAATCAGCCGCAATAATGCCAGCCATAATTGATTTAGCAAATTCGTCTCTAGTTTCCATACCATTCCTTTGGTAGTTCTAATACAGGTTTATCGGTTACATTCGGTGCATCTAATGGGTGAGGTAAAACTTCTACAAATCCTAATGCTTCACTTCTATCCTTACGCAACAAAGTTAATTCAAATACTTGTGGCAAAAGAACGCCATCAACTGTTACATTCCCACAGTTATTATTGGGGTGGTTGTGTACTACATAAAATTCTTGTGTTAACTTGGCAAAAAATGTTGATACTGTGTTCCAAGCAATAGGGCTAAACCACACCTC